GAAAAGGTTAAAGTTGTAGCAGACGTAAATAAGGATGGTAAGGTAGATCTTAAGGATGCTGCCGCAGCTGCCACTAAAGTAAAAGATAAAGTAAAAGAAGAAGTAAAAGAACAAGCTAGTAAAGTAAACAAAAATCTTCGTAACCGCAAGAAGAAGTAAGTTTAAACTAAAGTGCGGTGCTAAAAACACCGCACTTTTTTTATGCCAATAATTTGAGTGCTACATCATAATGGTGCTGTCTATCTTCAAGACCATTAGTGCCACCATTGATGCGTTTAGTTAACGTTACAAAATCATCCTTATCACAAAAGTCGTTTAGCTTATTCTTATCCCAAAACCAAATTGCAGAATGAACTGCACCTTGACTTGTTTCTAGATACGCTACAGTTTCTGGTAAAGTTTTGTTAATGTACTTAGCAAAATTAGTATAGTTTTCTTTGCCAGTAAGTTGTATTAACCCTCTGCCTCTATAAGTCCAACCATCGCCAGATTGTTCAGTTCCATTACCCATACGATTCGCGTATACTTTATTAGCGATCTGTTCGGGTTTACGCTCATGAGCAAGTGCATCTTTTTCAGTTGGATAGTATTTTTTAAATACTCCCTGAAGCGCTTTAGCACTATAGTTTAAATTTTCTTTTGTAAAATTAAAACCACCAGACTCATGTGAAACCTGAGCTAAGAAAGCAGCTACTCGCTTTTTATTATCAAACAACTTGATGTCTTTACCAAACTGATTAACATATGGCAAATATTCATTCAGAACATCTTGTTTTGTTTTTGGTGCAATTGCTTTTAAAGTATCTAAAGTAATCATACTATTTCCGTTTTAGTTTGAGAATTGTTTACTTTATCATCCATATATTCTTCAGCAGTCATAAACTTTAGATCTTTTTTACCAAGATCTTGAAGCTGAGGCTGTCTTCTCCCATGTCTAAAAATAGCTTCCCAATTTTCAGCATATTTTTTATTATCCATCTTACGAGCTTTATCGCCTTTTCCGCCATGCCATGTGTCTGTCATATATTAACCCATATAAATTTTTTGCAAATACGTTTCAAATTGTTCGACCTTTTCTAATCGATTTGGCCAAAGTATATATTCTTTTTCTGGATTCTTTTTTAAATTATTTAATAGAGGTATAATTGAATTATATAAGTTATCAATCTTTGCTTGTAATTGTTCTACGCTATGAGCAGTTTGCGAAGCATGCGCAGACGCTTGCTGTACAATTTCTAGCTCATCTTCATCAACTGCAGTAAAGCCGAAATCAAATATATCAATAGACATTACATACCTTTTTGCAATTTGATCCATGCTCGAGCTATAGGGCTTTCTATATCTGAGCTCGACCATGCTTTCATTTTTTTGTATACAGCAAGAGTAGCGCCTTGAGTATTTGTACCAATAGAATTATCAACTACGATGAATGTTCTAGAAAAAAAGTTTTGGAATTTACCAATATTATTTTGTACATCTTTCCACATTGCCTTTACCATATCTTCTGGTAAAGATCGATCACGTTGTGCATTACGAGCTAATGATGTTTCTAAATCGGTATTCACAAAAATCATAGCAACAGAATAACCTAACTCTTTAAGCATGTTTGCTTGCTTTTGTATTTTACTAAAATCTTTTCCGGTGCCATCAATAACTAAACCAAGTCTACCATTGATAGCCAAATCTAATTGTTTACCAACCAAGGTTTTTGCTTTACCACGAATTTCTTGACCAGCTGTAGAAGCAATATCGTCAGGAGTAGTTGAAAGACCTGCTTTCTTAAGAGCGTTTTCAAACATGATATCAGAATTAATTAATTTAAAGCCAAGAGAAGTTAAAGCTGTCTGGCCAACCATAAATGATTTACCAGATCCAGGACCTCCAGCTAAAAATATTGCTCTAAAAATAGAAGGATCGTAGACTCCTTCTAACAAATATTCGTTAAAAGATTTCATATTTTACTCCGTTACGTTAATCCGAATCTTACAAAAACCTGGCCGTTAGTGCCGGTTTTATGATACGGACTTCCTACAGCTACGCCATCGGCCGCTGCAGCTGCATCATCTGCGTAAGGGCCTGGTATACCTTTGTAGGCTGTAGTTTGCGTTGTGTTATCTGGGAATGTTAATGTGCCATCTGTGCCAAAAGTCCAGCGATGAGTATTTGTATTAGTACCTACAACAACACCACTGCCGTTCTTTTTAATTTTAACGTACTGATCATCATCACCTAAATATAGATCAACCGTAATAGGATCGGCAGTAGTTAAGTGCACATGACTTATTTCAGGAACAGATCCAATAGTGAGCGCAATGCGACCATCTTCATTTATACCAAAAATATCTTGAAGATAATAAGGAGGATCAGTAATTATTTTATCTAGTGTGATCGTAAATCCAGTACCTTCGCTTTCAGCAGGAATATTAAAAGTTATAGCGTTTTGACTAATATTCGGCGTGCCCCAATTTTCTGCTAAGAATGATCCGGTAAGTGGACTACCCAAATCTGCTTCAGAAATTCCTGTAATTGTATAAGCCCAAGTATTGCTTTCTGAGTCGTCTACATATCCACCTGTACTGAGATGTGATCCATTATCAGTAAATGTTACTGTTACTGATCCACCAGGAGTAAATGTATCAGTAGTAGATAAACCACCACCCACAGTTGTTCTAATAACTAACCCTTGACCAGTCAGTGCTGTTGGAGGAGTTAGAACTAACGTAGTAGCTGTTTCACCTATAGTACCACCTAGTGGCAATGTTAGTGTGCCAGTTGATTCTAATATAAGTTCGTTTTCCCCGTTGGTTAATCTATCGACAACGCCGCCGCCAGTTAAACCTGTGAGTTGACTGCCATCACCGATGAAAGAGTCGGCCGTGATATTGCCTTCAGTTATTATATTACCAGAGGAAGGTTCAATCGTAGTGCGATTCACATATTTCATGGTACCATCATAGGTCATTATACTCATATTACCATCACTGATAATATCTTGTGTGGCTACTGCATTACCACTAGTACCAACTTCACTTAATTTTCCAGTAAATGGATTAAACTTCCAAGGCATTATACTGTCCTCTCTATTGTCGCTATGTTTCCATTAGCGTCATAAGTCAAAACAAGAGTAGCAACTATAACCCCTGCTGCTCCACCTAACTTATACACAATACTAGTTATATTATTTGATATGTCATAAGCATTAGCAATATAGTCATGAGCAGGAATTGCCATGGCGTTCGATATATCAAGTTCTCGCGAATATTTTTTTACACCAGCCATTCTCTGTCTCCTTGTTAATAGTTATTAGACAACAGTACTATTTATACTATTTTGTGACTTTGGCTTTCTATTGCTGGTTTTAGAGTTTATTTTTTTAACCTTTAATTGCATTCTATGCAAAACTTCGTCAGAATTCATCCATAGGTCTTTACCATTTAACATGGATTCAATTTCCTTTTGAGTTAAAAAGTCGGCATAAACATCTTTCAATAAGTTTTCTGACCATGATCTTTCATATGTAAGTTGATCGATCATTTCACCGCCTTTGCCAATAGTTCCACCAGAATAATTATGAAACATAAATGCTGAATGCTTTGAAATTTCTACTTCATCTGCTTGTAAAAAGATCATAGTTGCTGCAGACATGCATGCACCTTCGATCGAAGCAACTATAGTACCTTCGCACTCATTCATAACTCTAATAAATTGGATTGCTGTATATAGATCACCACCAAAACAATTAATATGCAAAACAATTACATCAGTTTGTGCAGCATTGCGAATATGATCAAACCACTCAATATAGTCTTCTGGTTTATGCAAATGTCCTGACAAATAGTAATCAGAAACATTGCCAATAGATTTATCAATAAAACGATCTTTAGGACTAAATAGATCGGCAAAAGCTTCAGACATAATTGTATTCCTTATCATCGACCAAACATTTTACGGTTATAATATTCTTGTATTGTTGATAACAGCTTTTCAGAAAATCGATCACGATGCTCAATAAACACTTGAGGTTCTTCATTATCTACGGCAATAATAGTAACTAGCTGTGTAATAGGTATACCTGTACGCTCTTCCCACATTATAGCATATGCGCATTCTTGAATAAAGTAACCTTCAATATTTTCTTTTCGCTTTAGCTTAGCAGAAGTCTTAAAATCAATAATTGAAAGTTTACCATTCCATTCAGCAATACAATCTACACGACCACCAAGTCGAAGATGACGTGAATATAGCGCAGCTTCTTGGGCATAAATTTTTCCAAGTCCAGCATCTAATACATTTTTTACAGAACGAAAATTATTAACTACATGAGGCATAAAGCCTTCACCATAGTTTTCTACGTTATCGATATATTTTTCTATGATAGCGTGTACGGCCGTGCCGCGGGTAGAAGCTCTATGAGAGATCTTGTTTGCTTCCTCTTCACCAACTCGAGCTCTCCATGCTCTAATATGATCTTCAGAAAGAATTGACAATACTGTAGTTACAGATGGATATAATACACCATCTGGCGTTTCGTATTTTCGCTCTTTATCAACAGTAAGAGTATTAAGATCTTTATAATCTAACTTCCAATCAACATGATGAAACATTATCTACTCTTTTGTTTTTGTTTACCCTGACTATGCGGTTGCGACTTATCGCCATCATAGTGCTTATTTTTTTTATTTGCCTTCTTATTTCGAGGATCAAATCTTTTGAATTTGGCCACTGTTAACCAATTGCTCCTTTGTCATAATATACTCGCGAACGAGCCCGGATCTAACGATATCTTCCCAAGAGAATTCAACGTGTTCAAAATATTTCATCTGTTGAACAATCTTTAGAAAATGTATTACACCATCTTTATCTTTCTGTTTTTCAAAATCTGATTGGTAATAATCACCACATATGATTAATTTTGAACATTCGCCTAAACGAGTAATTACTGAATCGAGCTCATGAAAATTTAAATTTTGCATTTCATCAACAACTACAATCGCGTTTGATATAGTTATCCCTCTAATAAAAGAGGTAGACATAAATTCAACAGCGTTTTGATTAATCAGCTTTTGCCAAGCTTCAGAGTCTGAAAATAATTCAGAAGTAATTCCTCTATATGGTCCAGCATAAGCATCGAGCTTTTCTTCTTCATCGCCTGGAAGAAACCCAATTTCACGAGTAGGAACAACAGATCGTATAATTACTACTTTATCAAATGGCGTATTTTTATCTAACACGTCTTGTAAGGCAAGATAGAGTGCTAAAAAAGTTTTACCTGATCCAGCTGATCCTGACAAGCAAAGGTTATAACCATCGGCATAATACTTAAAAACTTTTTCTTGATTCTTTGTTATTGGCTCTAATTCTTTTAGGTTTTCTAATTTAAGTTTTAAAGTTTTATTTAACATGAATTGTATTATTACGTCCTGATCCAGATCTTATTTTAGTTAAGGTATCTTTCCAACCATCATCAGTTCTTGATAATATTCCACCAACTTGATATGATATCAGAGGAGACCCAATTTTTTTTACTACAGAAAGCTCATTGCATTTTTCGCATGGAACTTTTTCTGGAGAATCTCTGTCTGCTATTTTTAGAAATCTTGTAAAAACAATATTGCATTTTTTACACTCATAATCATAAGTAGGCATTTAAATATTCCATGATATCTGTTCATCGATTGCTTGTTGAGCAGCTTGAATATACTCTCTATCTTCTCCACTTAAGATAGGCCAATACTGACTTACATCATTAATTAATTCTTGAACAGCATATTGATTATTTATATGGTCGTTATTTTCCATATTTTTTTGCAATGTGTTCATGAAGTTCTTGATCTTTTCGTTTAAGTTACGCATAAGTTATGTTAAACCAATTAGGAATGGGTCTTTTAGTCCAGTTCATACTAAATCTTTTTTGTTTAGTTTGATAAAACTTTCTATAGGAATTTACTATATTATTAGTATCTATACACTCGGGATTAGCTTTCATAGCCAACTTAAACGGAGTTAGATCGCCATTTGGAATATTAGCTGGAGGGGATTTTAGAGCATCTTTTAAAAGACTTTGTGTCTTATGAATCTTGCCATATCGATGAGTATACTCAATACACAAAGCAACAAAGTGTGTATAGTGCCAGTTATAATTGGCCACGCTTTCACGAGTCCATATGGTACATGGGTGGTTTACATGAACAGCTTTATATAAACGTTCTTCACGAGAGTCTGAAAGCTTCCAATATTTTACATTGGTCTTACCGGACTTTGATCGTGAAGAAGCTAATTGACCATCTAAAACTCTATGCACAGTTGATAACATTTGTGCTGATTCAACAATCATTTTTACTACATGCTTATCGCATTGCTGCTGAGCAGCTATCCACGGATTTTCATCTAATATAAACAAATTCATAATATAATTATACTACATTTTACACGAAAAGTAAACCTAAATGTGCCAGTGGAGCCATCACAATTAGTACAATACACACTACTGGTAAAACTACTCCTCTTACTACTACTTTTGTCATATTTACATTACTCATATCTTTTATATTTTCCTCTAATCTCTTGTAAAGATTGTTATTTAGTTTTTCCCTGTTTAGGAAAAGGTCCGTTTGATTATAAGGTGGTACCCATACCCCATCTAACCTTAAGCGGCTAGAGAATAAACGCTATCGTTTGCATTTATAGTTTTTTGCTTCTACGATCGGGAACTCCCAATCCTAACGTCTTCTGCCTTGACGATTCTCCACATGCCTTCAGTTGTCTGTCGATTCCAGAACAGCCCCATCAAAAGAACACTAGGATACAGTTATCCCATTTCAGGCTTTAGAGTACCTTATCGGGCTAGTGTGCTTTTGGTGGAGCTGGCGGGAATTGAACCCGCGTCCAAACTTCCTATCTCATGCTTCAACGAATTTTAAAATAAGATTACCATTGCTTACTTCATACGAAATAATATCACCTTCTTTCCAGCCTGTCTTTTTTATTACTTCTTCTGGTAAAATCATTAGACAATTATCTGGATCTCCAGGTATATCCTGAAATATTTCTTCGTAAGTGTAAGTATTCACTATTACTTAATTTCTACACGACGATTCTTAGAACGTGCTTCATCAGTAATTCCTATATCTGCTGGTTGCTCTTCACCATAACTAACAACTTCAATCTGAGAACTGGCAACACCATATACCATCAAAAACATAGCAACAGCATTAGCTCTACGCTCACCTAATGCTAGGTTATACTCACGAGTACCTTCTTCGGAAGCGTGACCTTCTAGTCGAACAGTGAGATCAGTACTCCCTTGTAGTCTAACAGCGTGATAAACTAATTTTGCACGATCTTCAGTACTTATACTGTCACTATCAAATCCAAAGTAAAACACAGTTGTAGCTAAAGCTTCACGCTCAACATTAGACACTTGTGCGTCACTGAGTGCATTCACACTGTTAACTTCTTCTGTCACAGCGTCATTCGAATCACCAGTAGAACTACACGCAGTAACTGTAAATACAGTAGCAAGTGAAAACATTTTTAAAGCATTATTCATTTTATTTCCTCAAATTGTAAATGGTGTATATTCTACACAGTTGTTGTATTACTCAATATATATAAACATTTAATTAAAATAACGCTACTAAACAACCTTTACTATCAGGAATAACTTCATGATCAACTGTTCCGCCTGATAATATAATATTTAATCCATCAATTAAATAGTTTACAGTAACATTTCGTTGAGTTTCATAACCCAACTTATCATTGATAGGTCCTCTGTACACTACTTCGCCTGTCGGTCTTATCACAAATACCTCTGCTGTTCTTGTAACTCCCAATGCTTTTGCTACCGACTGATCAGCATCTTTCATAATGGGAACAGAAAATCCAAACTCAGATTCTTCTTTGATAATACCTTCTACACCATCTTGAATACTAGCATTGAGCATATAAAACGCTACGGGTCTATCAGTAAACTGTTCAATTACTTCTTTATAGTCATGACTACCCAATCTTGCGATCGGGCAACCATTACCTTGAATATAAATTGCAACTAATTCCTCTGAGTGATTACTTAGTGTAACTTCTTCACCGGAAACAGTAGCAAGAGTAAAGTCTTCTACAGTTCTTAAATACTCATCAGAATATGATACCGATGATACCAAACAAAATAAAGTTGCAATTATATATTTCATATTATTCACCTGAAGGCTCTTGATACTGCGCTTGGTTAACTACTTTCCAAGTCATTGCGCCAAAGAACATTTCGTCCCATGATTGCTGACCCCAAGGCACTGAACGAGCAGGATCAGGATTAGCCAAGTTGTTTTCACTATTGTCAAACACACCAGTTACAAGAACTTCGGTGCCAGCAGGCAATAGTTTTGGTTCTACAAATTCATAACTAATTTGCCAGCTGTAGCTGTAATTAGCAACGTTGATCAACTGCTCTCTTGTACCATCAGGATAAATTGCTTCTGCTTTCATGCTCTTGCCACGAAAGTGCATATGAGGCAAGAATGTGTAAAGATAAAGATCTTCTTGAATCTTTACTGACTGTTGCATTTCAAATGCAGGATCATATGGGTCAATGTTTACCCAAGTTGGTGTAAAGATACAAGCACACTGTCCACTCATTCTTTCAGCAGGTACTTCGCCTTCATCATAGAACCACAATCCAATTCTACTTGCATCTGTGGTTTCACGACCTGTTGTTGTGTAGTGCAACTGTAGAAACAATGTGCTTCCTGCTTTCAACAAACCACCAGTATTTTCTGGCATCATTCTTGGTGATCCACCGGGAACATAAGCAGCAATCTCAGGACCGTCACCGCCACCCGAAGCACCTAGAATGTTACGAGGATTTAAACGAGTACCTGGATCTACAACCGCATTCAGTGTGTGGTGTAGTACTGTACGATCACCAGGCAAATATTCACTTGCCTTTACCCAACGATCAGCAGGAATGTCAATTGGAACCATCAATGTAATGTAATCCATCACGCCAGTTGCGGGTATTGCTTGCTCTGGTACTTCGATGATGTAATCAGGTTCACCAAATGCCCATTCAGTTTCTGGCCAAGTAAGCTCAGCCAATGGATCTGCATATACTGAACTTGTCAATAATGCACCTAGCAGTGCGATAGCGTATTTCATTTCTATTTTCCTTTTAATTAACTGGTGAACCGGAATCAATCCAGTCTACTATTGTTTGTGTTTCTTCAATCGTAAGTGTCATACTGTTTTTAAATTCACCCACATATGGATCAATCTGACCTGGCGGCATACGCTTAGTAAGTAATACTTCACGAATCATTGGTGACCATCCAACAAGCATCTGACTACTATTAAAAGCAAAAGGAGCAATGCCGCCTTCTCTGTGACAGGCAGCACAATTCTCTGCTATAATAGGAGCAACCTCTGTTGTGTAGTCTGGTGTAGCTTTTTCTCTAACAAATTCAGGGAACTCGTATGTGTATCCATAAATCAGATATTGGGTATCAATCGAAAGATCTTTTGTATTTAATTCTACTGCAATACCTGGTGCATACAAACCCAAATCTTGGGTTACAAGTTTCGTATCGTCCATGAGAATAGGAATCAAAGATGATTCCATCTCTCTATTATTTCCTGGATAGATAAAAAAGTAATATGATTGCGTATTTTCTCTTTGCAATTTTTCTACTTTCTCTCTCAACTCCATATTACCATCGTAACTAACTACTACAATTTTAGCCTCAGGCGTTCTTGCATACCAACTCATTTGATGTTGGACACCATTGTGGTCGATAAGCGAAAAGTCACCAGCAAATGTTACTGATGACATTAGCAGTACAAACATTGTTACTAAAAATTTCATTTATTCTTCTCATGATAAATCACGGGGCTTTTACGCCCCGTGAAAGTTAATATATTATTTGTCTAAATTGGTATAACTAAAATATCCTATAAACATCTCTTCCCAGCTTTGTAAACCGCCCATTGCAGGCACAGAAGGATCTGGGTTACCGGTATTGTATACAGAGTTATCAAAAAGCCCTTCAACTACTACTCGCGAACCAGCTGGTAGAATCATTGATTCTCCTAAGCGATAAGTAGGTTGCCAAGCAAAGTTGTAATCAGCAACGTTGATAATTTCTTCAACTGAGTTATCAGGGTAAATTACACGGGCACTCATTGCTTTGCCACGGTAATGCATATGCGCTCTAAAGCCATATAGTTCTACTGTTTCCGGAAATACGTATGAAGCTGCTGCTTCATATTCCATATCTCCAGCAGGTATTTCAATCTGGTTCATTGGCATAGAAACTGAGTAAGTATGAAACTCATACTCTGGCTCAGCATCTTTATCAGCAAACCACAAACCTACACGAGTGCTGTCGGTAGTTTCCTGACCGAAAGAAGTGTAGTGGATGCTCATACGCAGTGCAGAGCCATCAGGCATAAACACACCAGTGTTAGCCGGGAACTCAGTTGCGAATTCTTTGCCTGGCGCATAACCTTCTAGAAATTCACGACGGTCATCATTCACGGTTTCATCGATCATACCATCAGAAGCGTTTTGTCCGTCAGCTACTACATATGATAATAGATGATGGAGAACACGCTTGTCTCCGGGTATAAATTGAACAGCTTGAACCCAACGATCTTCACCGAACTCTAAAGGAATAACTGAGTCAATATAATCAATTACACCAGTAGCTGGAACAGTAAAGCTAGGAACTTCTACTACATAATCTGGTTCTGAACCATCATAGAACCATTCAGTAGTAACAGGTTTAACTTCGGTTAAAGGATCGACTTGCGCAAATACTGGAAGAGCTAATACTAATAATGGAGCAATAAATAAGTTTTTCAATTATGGTTCACCTCCTGTCAGTGACTATAAATTGTTATAAGTTATATTCGTCATATAAAATTTCGCACATTACTATATCGTGAGCTATGTCTTGCCATTCTTCTGACAATTCTTTATATTCAGGTGAGTCCTTTTTACCACTATCTTTAAGCTGTTCCATTCTATTACTTAATTTATCAAGCAATTCTTTTGTTTTACTCATCGAATGAATGGGTAAAAGTTTTACCATTGTATTCAAAGGTAACTATTTCACCACTTTGTTCTTGATATTCTACATCAGAGCAAATTTCTCTTTCAGTTATGTTAGGATTTTCTTCTGTAACGCGTCTACCTACACCAGTTCCAACTATTGCACCCAAAATAGTTGCAGCGGTTTTACCACTGCCACCGCCAACTTGATGTCCAGCTACACCTCCAATTATGCCGCCAATAAGAGCTCCTGCGCCCGGCCGCTCTTTAATAACGACTTGACGCATTTTACACTCTTGTACAACCTTAGTAATATACTTTGGAGTAACCCGAATGATTGATACGTCTGCAAAACTAATGGAAGGAATAAGCAATAACGCTAAGCCTATACGCATATTCATAATATCATTTTCCTATGACATGTAACTATATTATTTATACTAGTACCTAACTCACCTGATGCAATAGTTTCTACTCTAGGCATTCCTAAAAGTGCTCGAACTTCATCTCGAACTTCAGCAGTTACTGCATGGCCAAAGCTTTCTGGATCAAGTAAGCTTTTTAAAAATGACATAACGCGTGGATCTATTTTTTTATTTTCAATCATCAGGATATCCAATAATTTCGTTATAGATTGCTTTCCAATTATTAACTTTTTTAGCTCTAGTATTTCGATTAGAGTTATGACTATGCAACATCAAAAGCGAATTCAAACCCATGTCAATACCAAGCTCGGCATTTTCAAATTTGTCTTCAATCCAATAACAATCTGAATCTTTATATGGCTCTAATGCTTCATCTTTATCATAGCCACAACCAAGTAAGATAAATTCTTCAAATACTGTTTCGCCAAATACATTGCGAAGATTCTGTTTACGAAGTTCTTGCGCAGCAGGATCTTTACTAAGAGAACTAATGCAATGGAAAATATATCCGTGTTCTTCATGAAGTTTACGTACATATTTTACTGCATCTTTATATGGAGACAAGAATGCAATTTGAGCACTTTCATTAAAATGCTTAATAATATTCTTGGCCTCAAGACCAGACATATTATACATTTCGCCGATCTTATAACTAACAACGTTATTTTTTATAAAGCCTTTTTTTGCCATCCATCTATGGAAGTGATATTCCCAATCTAAAAGAACTCCATCACAATCCGTTAAAATAACTTTATCTTTCATGAATTACCACACAAATCATTACTAATCAGTTTTGCTTTAAGAGCTATATCATTTATAAACTTTTCTTTTTGGTTTTTAGGCAACATCATGATTGCATCAATAAGAGTGCCTGACACAATCTCTTTACCAAAAATTGTGTCATTGAGTTTATAAATATTTTTTCTTAAAGAGTTGGTTTCTTCACAAGCTTTATTAAACCTTTCTTGTGCCGACATTTTCATAATTAATTCCACTCATTATCGAATTTGATAGTTTCACGATATGTATCGCCAACTTCAATTTCTGCAATTTCACGTGCAGTCTTGACCATGATGTGATTATAGTTTTCGTCAAGAGCTTCAAGTTCTTTATCAGCTTTTGCATCAGCTTTAGCTTGAAGTTTAGCAATTTTTTTCTGACAATCTTGAATGAATTTGGCATTGGCCTTTTTCATTGAAGCTACAAATTCTGGGTTGCCTTGGATCTTATAAGTGGCTTGTTTGATCATTTCTATACGGTTCATATATTCATTCCTATTCATCAATTTATAGTACCATTATAAACAGGTTTTAGGACAATGTACAATTTATTTTCATTTATTTTTCGTAATAGAATCAATAACTTAGAGCACCACGTTTCTAAGTTATTGATTTGTAAGGAAATAAGAATTGTAATAAATTGTAACGAATATGATATAGGGTTCAATCTAAGTTATTGATTTGTATACAAAATAAATGTTAATAGAATCAATAGCTTAGAACTGCCTTCATTTCGTCAATTTTGCTATTTAGATATTCCATCTTTTTTTGTATAATGTAAGCTTTGTGAGTATTACCTAACTTTTGTAATTTTATCATAAAGTATTCTAATTCTCTAGAATCTTTTTTTAACCGCTCAATTTGTGGCTGGTATGACATATGAATATACCTCTAATTGATTATAAGTTAATGAAAGCAAAAGGTGTTAAGGTAACAATCTCCTCTGATGTTGGCGTTATAGAAAGTAAAAAGGATCATGGCCTTTTGAAAGCCATGATCCTTTTCGTTAGTATGAGTTATAAAATTTGCTCATAATTTTATTTATAAAAAACTAATCTTCGTCTTTAATTAAACCCGGAAATGCTTCTATTACTAATTTCTTAGTGATTCCTTTATAATGTGCAGTTCCTGTTTTTTTAATTAGCGATTTATCTTTCATGAGTATAAGCAACTCTGCTTCTTCTGGGTGCATAGTCTCGAGTAACGTTATAAACATTTTTTCTCTTTTAACGCTAGCCATGCTTTGCCCAGGACCATTCTTTACAAAGAACTTTAGTTTCTTAGCAGCGCGTTGAATAGCTGATGGAGTAAACCCCCACTTCTTAGATTCTTCTAAACTAAATGGAGGTCTACCTTCTGGCAACATAAATTCAACACTCGAATCCATCCCACCCTGCAATACTGTTCGTAGTGCAAAACTATTATTGTCTCTTAATATCTTTATTTTTTCTTCTTTAGTTGCTGCTTCTCCAGCTCTTTCTAGTACAACATAAACAAAACTAGCCATTATAAAAAATCTCCTACACTATCGATTAGTAATTTGCACCGCTTGGTAATTAAGTAATTAAGTACTCTAGAAGAATGTGGTACTTGAAAAGATTCATAAGCAGCAATTACTTCATTCTTTAGTTCTACAGGGGTTTGTGATAAATCAATCATCTTTTTATTTCTGCAATAATTTCTATATATCTCTTCGCCCATAACTGAGCGTAAGTCTTCAGGTGGTACAGAGAATTGAGCAATTTTCTTTTGAGTCATTGGCGATTGTCGAATAGAATCTACAAAGGTATTATCAGGGCTTAGAACATTTGGCACGCCATCTGACGCATCTCCTTTTAAAATATGCTCAAGGAGATATTGATTAGGATTCGAGTCTTCAATAAACTTTTTAGTCATTGGAGAAAATTGCCGAACGTTATTGTATTTCTGAAGTTGAATAAAATCTTTATCAGATGATACGATCATAACTCTATCGTGTTTACCAAACTCTTGAGTCGTTTCTACTAATGTAGCAATGACGTCATCTGCTTCACAACCATTAATACGAACAGTTTTGTATGGTAGGTTTTGACCAATTTCGTCAAATACTAAATTAATAATTCTAAAGATTTCATTCCAATCTAGAGGTGATTCATCTCTGCCAGATTTGCGAGAAGCTTTGTATTGCGGAAATACTTCTTTACGCCAGTTTGATGAATCGTTTGCAATTACCATCTGGCCGTATTCATCACGAAATTTTTTGTTATACATTCGAATAGAATTCAAGATCATATGACGAATCATATCTTCGCTGATCTCTATCTTTTGTACAATAATGTTTGCTATAGCAATTGCGTTATAATCTAAGATAATCATGATATACTCAAGTTTGTATTATATAGTATATTATACACCAAATCATATAATATGTACACTCATTTTTTAAGATGTTTTAAGTGCGATTTGCGTACTTTCACTTGAATCCAAGCATTATAGTACTCATCACTCAATAACACGTTTCGCTCAATTTGTTCTTTTAATTCTAAGTAAGCGCATTCTGCTTTGGTTTTACATAAATGCAATATAGTTCTTTTAAAAGATTCTTTTCCTATATTGATTATTTCTGCTCCAAGCTCAGCTGATGATCCGTAATAATCTTTCCAATCGGACTCAACTTTATATCTTTTCTTTTTCTTATTCACCTGTTTAATTTTTGATGACCAGAAAAACTTTTTACCAATATATTTTCTGCCATTAGTCAAGTTTTCAATTAAATAAACAAATCCATATACTTCTTTATGGTTAAGTTCTTCAGGTAAATATAATGTATCTTTCAATAACCAGTGATTCATAAATAGTCCATAAGGTGTTTATATGGACTATTTATATTCCTTATTCGTCGTTAAAATCTAGCTCTTCTATTTGCTCTTCACCACAAAATGGACAATATACTGCTTCTAGATCGTCATCATCAGCTTCGTCAGAAATTACTCTATATAATACGTTACATGAACTACAAGTATGCTTCATTTATACTCCCCAAACATCTTTCCAATCTCCAGTAATTGCGCCTTTAGCATAGTCCGTTGCACGGTTTTCAAAGAAATTAGTATGCGTTGGAGCATTAATCATTTCTTCAACCCAAAGCAATGGATTCTTTTTTATTTTAAAAATTCCTTTTAATCCTAAAGAAATTAATCGCCTATCACAAATATATCGAATATACTTTTTAACATCATCAGCACTAAGATTTTCCATACTACCGGTGGCAAATGACAAATCAATAAACTTATCTTCTAACTCAACCATCTTCTCGGCAATAGTATATATCTTTCCTTTGAGATCATCGTTCCAGATACCAATATTTTCATTAATGTATTCACGGAACAGTTTGATCATATTCTCTGCGTGTAGTGTCTCGTCAACAATACTCCAGGTAATGATTTGTCCCATGCCTTTCATTTTGCCGTGACGAGGAAAATTCAATAGCATAATAAAAGAGCTGAACAATTGCATACCTTCAGTGAAAGCAGAAAACGCAGCAATATTTGTTGCTACTGATTCAACTGTTCCATTTGAATTTGACATGTCAATAAAATATTCATGCTTATCTTTCATAGCTTCATATTCTAGGAATTCAGAATATGTAGACTCAGGCATGCCAAGAGTCTCAATGAGGTGAGAATATGCTGCAATGTGAAGAGCTTCACGAGCAGCAAATCCTGCAAGCATCATTCTTATCTCAGGTTGTTTAAAATAAGGCAGGTAATTATTAACATATCCACCCGCAACATCAATATCACCTTGTACAAAGAATCTAAAGATGTTTGTTAAAAATCCCTTTTCTGATTCAGATAGTTTTGATTGCCAGTCCTTTACATCTTCAGACATTGGAACTTCTGTATGAAGCCAATGCGATTGCTCATGCTTAAGCCAAGCATCATATGCCCATGGATATGAAAACGGTTTGAAGTAAGACCTTTCATCTGTTAA